ATTTGGACATTTTTTACAGACGATGGCGGAACAAATTGGCGTGGTAATTTAAATCAAAAGGATAGTAGATAATGTTACTTTTTGATACAATATTTGGTTCTAAAAGTTCTTTAAATATAAATTTAACCGTAAATAAATTTACAATAGCTGCTGGTAAACAAATAATTTTAACAACTACAATAACTCCGGCTACTAGTTCTGTTACTATTACATTTTATGAAAATAATATTATTATAGGAACAGCTATAACTAATAGTAGTGGTGTTGCAACATTAACTAGAACTATATCATCGGTAGGTACATATTCATATAATTCTGTTAGTGATGAATATATAAATTATAATAAAAGTTATAGTAATTATTTAAATGTTGTTGTCGAAACTTTAGTTAATGAAGCATGGGTTAAATTTTCTACACCGGATTCAACATCAAATTGGCAAGTTCCAGCTGGCGTTACTCGTATTTCTATTCTTGCTATCGGTTGCGGCGGAGTAGGAAGAACACATGGTGGAGGCGGAGGCGCTTTAGCTTTTATTAATAATTTTTCTGTTACGCCAGGAGAAATTTTAACTGTAGATATAGGCTCAAGTAATACTAATGGTTTCTTTGGAAGTTGTTATGTTACATCTTCTACTATAGGTACTGTAATTCATGCATGGGGCGGCGAAACAATAGACGGTGGATCGCAGTCTACATATTTTGGGGTTACTGGAGTTGTTGGCGGAAAAGGCGGGAAGGGCGGTAGAGGTCATGAAAATTATCGTGGTATTGGCGTTGCGTATACCGATATTGTTGGCGGGGGCGGCGGAGCGGCTGCTGGTTATTTAAATGCTGATTTTTACGGAACAGGGTATTCCGCTGGTATAAATGGCCCACCAACAATTTATACCGGCTACTTTAATACTGGCGGTGGTGGTTCCCAAGGTTCAGGGGGATATTGCGGAACAACTACTTCAGGCACTCGCAATACAGAAAATATTTCTGGTATTAATGGAGCAGGTATAACTATAGCAGGAGATAGTGATGGTGTATCTTATGGGTGGGGCGCTGGTGCTCCAGCTGGACCCTATGCAGATGATAATTCTCTTGGAACTTACCCAGCTAGATTCGGTGGCCCTGGTGTTGTAAAAATATTATATGGAAACAACCCGAATTCAGTTAGTTGGCCAACAGGTTACGATCCATCAGTTAACCCGACAGTATCATTTCCAGCCAATCAAATTAGTTCTCAATCTTTTGGTTGGACTATAACTGGTGGATTGCCAAACGATGCTTATTGGATAACAACAACTTCGCCTAGCCATAGAACATATGGTTCTATAAATTCACCATATGGTTATTTAGATAGTAATGGAAATGCAAGTATCAATGCCTTCACATTATCTCCAGATATTGGAACTTATAACTTTTCTATCTTTTTTCGTAATGGAAATAAAGTAACTAAAACTATAACCTTAACATATGATCCTATAACTCCAACATTTAGATTTAATTCAGTTGCGAATGATGGAGATAGATTTGTTGCTGTTGGCGAAAGTGGTAATATATTTCTTTCAACGGATAAAGGTGTAACCTGGCATGCGCGTTCATCAGGCGTAACGGCAGAATTAAAACGTGTTAGATATCTTAATGGTGTTTTCGTTGCTGTTGGTTTATCAGGAACTCTTATATATTCTAGCGATGGCGGTAATACATGGACTAGAAACACCAATGTAACTAGCACATATGATTTATACGGTATTAATTATTCTAGTGGCGCTACTAGCCCTTATTATTGGATTTGTGGTACAGATAGAACAGGCGCTTATTTAGCATATTTTTCATCTTTAACTACAACTACGTTTACAAGAAGGCTTACATCAATTAATAGTACTGATATTGTTACAGATGTTAATAATAAAAATAGTCAAATTATCGCTGTAACAAACGGTGGTCAAAGTTGGTACAATGTTACTAGTGGAACTAGCACTTTTACTAAATCTACGGGTACTGGAACTAATTATAAAAGTATATCAGGAGTACTTGCATTTCATATCGGAAGTAATGCTAACAAAGCAGCCTATACATTTCCCCCAAATTTAACTACTTTCTTTATTAATACTCCTACTAACGCAACTTATCTTAATGGTATAACTGCTTTTACCGACACTAACACTGTTGTATCCGTTGGTTATTATGAACCACCTTTAGGTGGCACGCCGACGAGAAGAGCAGTAATATTCTCTTGGCCATTTTATACTAGTGGCACAACTTTCAGCACGCCAGTTTATGATAGTATTGTAGAAACAGCGCTTCCAACGCTTGGTAAAGATCTTTACGAAATAGCCGGAAGTAGTACTAACAATTATGTAGCAGTAGGAAGCGCAGGATGTTTAATTTACGCTACTAGTTATACAGGTACTTGGAATAATTATGAAGCAGCGTATACTCAATAAAGGAGATTATAAAATGGAAAATATTTTTGGTATTGTTGAAAACGATATTTTAATAAAATACCCTTCAGATCCTAGTTATGATTTAATAAATGTTTCTTTTCCATCAAATTGGGAAGGCGGAACTATTGAAAATGTTAAATATGTTAAACTTACAAAAACTGAAAAACCTAATAGCAAATTTGGGTGGATTGTTATTGAATTAACCCCTATTTACGATAAAAATAAAGATACTTTAACACAAATTTGGGATGTACAATTTGTAGGTATAATACAATTTAAATCATTAATTTCGAAAAAAAGATATGCGCAGGAAACGAGTGGTTTGAATATTGATGGTAATGTATTTAAAACTGATAGAGAATCGCAAACTAAATATTCTTTAATGGCTTTACATAATGTAAAAACTAATTGGAAAATAAATGAACAAAAATTTGTTTATGCTGATATGAAAATAGTAGACCAAAAAGTTAGAGAATTTGTTGAAGCTTGTTTCACAAAAGAAAAAGAATTATTTGAAACAATTGATACGTGTGATTTAGAATTAATATCTAAAACTGATTTTGAAACATGTTGGCCAAATAACGGACAGGAACAAAAATGGCAATACCAACCACAAGAGCAGATTTTAAAGAATACTGCCTGAGAAAACTAGGTAAGCCAGTTATTGAAATCAACGTTGACGACGATCAGGTAGACGATCGCGTAGACGAGGCATTGCTATATTTCGCTGACTACCATTTCGATGGTACAGAAAAAACATATTACAAATATCGAATTCAACAAACAGATATCGATAACAAATATATTACATTACCTGATAATATTATCGGTGCTGTAAACATATTTCCGATCGGTCAGGGTCTTAATACTAATAACCTATTCAATATCCGTTATCAGATCGCATTGAACGATCTTTATACTCTTACGTCGGTTTCAATGGTGCCATATTATATGGCGCTAACTCACGTTCAGTTCCTTGAACAGATGCTCGTTGGTCAGCAGCCATTTCGTTATAACCGACACGTAAATCGTTTTTATATCGACATGGATTGGTCAATAATAAATGTTAATGATTATGTTATTATTGAAGCATATCAGGTTGTTGATCCGAATACATTTACACAAACTTGGGGCGACCGTTGGTTAGCTCGTTATGCTACTGCTCTTATTAAACAGCAGTGGGGCAGCAATATCAAGAAGTACCAGGGCATGCAGCTTCCTGGTGGTTTGACGTTTAATGGTCAGCAAATTTATGATGAAGCTACAGAAGAGCGTAAAGAACTTGAGGCAGAAATGATTAGTAGTTATAGCCTTCCAATTACAGATATGATTGGGTAATTTATGTCAACCAATTTTTTCTTCAATAATTTTAAATCTTCTCAGGAGCAGCTTCTTCTTGAAAATTTAATTATTGAAGCTATTAAAATATACGGCGAAGATATGTTGTATATGCCCCGTAAGTTGAGTAATTATGATCAACTTTATACGGCTGACGATCAATCAGTTTATGATCAGGCATTCGGAATTGAAATGTATATTAAATCTGTAAACGGATTTACTGGCGATGGTAATTTTATGTCTAAGTTTGGTCTTGAAATTAGAGACCAAGTAACATTTTCAGTTGCACAAAGAATATTCAGTCAAGAAGTTGGTTCTTATACTACGCAGGTAAGACCAAACGAAGGTGATATTATTTACTTTCCATTAAATCAAAAAATATTTCAAATTAAATCAGTTAGTAAACTTGAAATGTTTTATCAGCTCGGTGGTTTGCAAACTTGGGAAATGGTTTGCGAATTATTCGAATATAGTAACGAACAATTTAATACTGGTATACCAGAAATCGATATAATTCAAACTAAATTTTCAACAAACATCCTTGACTATGCTATCACTGACGAAGATGATAATTACTTACTCGATGAAAACGAAAACTTCCTTGTGTTTGAACAATACGATTTAGAAAAAATTGTGGCAGGTGCCGAAAATAATACATTAAATGATGGTACGGAAAATTTCCAGTCAGGATCTAATAGCTTTATAGATTTTAGTGTCATAGACCCATTTAGTGAAGGTCACATTTAATGTTTAATCAAACATATTATTTTTCTACAATAAGAAAATACGTAACACTATTTGGAACTCTTTTCGATAGTATTAATGTTGTAAGAACAGATCATACTGGTCATATGACACAATTTATTAAAGTGCCGATTACGTATAGCCCAAAAGAAAAAATGTTAGCTCGCGTGGGTGCGGACCCTGCTCTTGATCGCCAAACAGCAACGCCAACTATGCCTCTAATGGCTTTCGAAATGACTGGTATTACGTATGATGCTGATAGAAAATTAAGCACTGTTAGAAAAGTTTCTGTAACAGATAGTACAAATCCGGATGTTTTAAAATATCAGTTTAATCCTGTACCTTATAATTTTGGTTTTAGACTTCATATTATGGTAAAAAATGCCGAAGATGGAACTAAAATAGTAGAGCAAATTCTTCCATATTTTACACCTGATTGGACAACGACCGTTCATCTTATTCCTGAAATGGAAATAACGATGGAAATTCCAATTATTTTAAATACAATTACACAAGATGATGTTTATGAAGGCGATTGGAAAGACCGTAGATCTTTGACTTGGACTCTCGATTTTACTCTTAAAGGATGGATTTATGGTCCAATTAAAAAAGGTAAAATTATTAAATTTGCTAATAACGTATTTTATACACCCACTGTTGCTAATAATGCAACATTATCAGATTATGTTGGAAACTCTTCTCCTGTTGCATATTTACAAAATCAACCAGGATTAACGCCACAAGGAAAACCAACATCTAACGCTGCTTTATCTATAGACCCTCATTTAATTACAGCTACTACTGATTTTGGATATGTAACATTTAACACTAATGTGGAACCATGACAACTGGAAACAATAATCCAATATATAATGCATTAAATTTATCTCCTGTAGCCGACCCTGTTAAAGAAATAGTTGCTAAAGCTCATGATGATAGTGCAAGAAACGATTTTGAAATGGCCCGTGGAAATATACACGAAGTAATTCAAAACGGAACATATGCAATGGAAAAATTAGCACAGATAGCAGATTCTTCTCAACATCCAAGAGCTTTCGAAGTATTGGCGAAATTAATGGACACTATGCTTCAGGCTAACAAAGACCTTATGGAGCTACAAAAACAAATTCGTTCAATAAGTGCAGCGGACGCTCCTACTAATGAACAAGCTAAACAAGTAACAAATAACCTTTTCGTTGGTTCTACATCAGATCTTCAAAAAGTTATTGAGGATATGAAAAATGGTGGATCTAAGTAGTCTAAAAGGTTATAATGGTAATATAAACCTCAAACGTTCCAATCAAGCGATTGAATGGACGGCAGAGCTTGTTGAAGAATATATAAAATGTTCTGAAGATCCGATATATTTTATCGAATCGCATATGAAAATTATTAACATTAATAAAGGTTTGGTTAGTTTCAAGCTATATGATTATCAAAAAGAGATGGTCACGGCAATGAAAGAAAACCGTTTTAATGTAATTGCTACTGCTCGTCAGGCTGGTAAGTCTACCGTAACTTGTGGGTTTATCCTTTGGTATATTATTTTTCACGCCGATAAAACAGTTGCTCTTCTTGCTAACAAAGGCGAAACGGCAAGAGAAATTCTTGGTCGTGTTCAGCTCGCGTATGAGCATCTACCTCGTTGGCTGCAGCATGGCGTTAAAGAATGGAACAAAGGTTCTTTTGAACTTGAGAACAACAGTCGTGTTATCGCAACTGCAACATCTGCTTCTGCTATTCGTGGTTACTCCATCAACTTACTGTTTATCGACGAAGCAGCGTTTATTGAAAACTGGGATACATTTTTTACCTCAGTTTATCCTACTATTTCATCTGGCGAAGAATCAAAAATTATCC